TTGTGTTGTTAACAGATCTGGAAGAAAAACTGTACCAGATAAATTGTTGTACGCCATTTGTTAGTCTCCCTTATTAATTAGAAGACAAACCAGTTGGCCCCATTAGAATATAAACTAATTGCTGGATTTGACCCTGTTAGAATATAATTAGTAGCCCCATCAATAGTGTAGGTTCCGGCTGCAGAGGCACTAAGTCTAATATCTGTTCCATTTAAATGTCCCACCTCATCTTTAACTAACAGCAGGGCGCCCGAACCGTATGTTGATGGCGCAGGAATTTCTATTTTAACACTACCAGTAGAGCGCACACCAATAATATAGCTTGGTACACTAGCCGTATAGATTGCAGTGGTGCTTGACGTTGGCGGCACAAATTCATAAAGAACGTTTAAGCCTCGGACATGCACCGCTTGAGTCGCTATGCTGGCACTTAGGACTTGTACTCCTGCTGCGTTTTTAACTATCAAACTTCCAATTCTAGTATGGGTATCGTCATTCGTGTTACCGAATGATGTTGAGCCAGTGGCATCAATAATCTGAATATTTTTATACTGGAAGACACTAGCGCTAACGGCTCCAGTAACAACTAAGTTGCCTGAGAGGACCATAGTGCTTGGCTGATATCCGCCCAGAGATGTCGTGTGATACATCATCATGGCTGATCCAGTTGTAATACCGGCGCCTGACATGAACTGAATAGAGCCCGTAGGCCCGTGAGCGGTTAATGCGGTATCGCAATCTACATATGCCCATCCAAATGACATTCAAAAACTCCTTAGAAAGTGCTACACGCAGCTTTAATAGTAGTAGGAGCGTCATCACTAACAAATGCTACTCTATCAATACCAACAATCTCAAATATATAATGTTGTGCGTCACCGTCCGTTCCGTTAGCAGCTGTATATTTTGAACGAGTTCCGTCTCCATCGTCTTGATTAACAATAAGCGCCCACTGACCAAAGTTATAGTTGTAGCCATAGATATCAACGCTTTTTACAGCGGAGGCGCTATGCGCCACCAGAACATGCAAATACCTTTGATTCTCTGTAACATACCCGTTGGTAGCATCAAGGACCCCATCTAAGGCATTTTGAAGCAATGCCGAAGACGTTACAGAGCTAACAGTGGTGGGTGTTTCTTTGCTGGATGGCGTGTAGGTATCTCTTAAACCTTTTGGGCGTCTTGTGCGACCCCAGCTTGTTGCTTTATAAACGGACATTATTTCTCCCTCTTTTCGTGTTTACAATAATAAATAGTCATCTATTTTTTCTCATACGTTTTTCTAACGCTCTTTGTTTTTTTAACTCATCTCTAATTCTGCGCCTTTCGGCCTTCTTACGATCCTCTCGCTTTTTATCGGAGGGTTTTTTGTAGTATCTTCTATCTCTAACTTGTTCGATGACTTTTTCTTTTTTACATTTTTTAATAAATCTTCGAATCATTCTCTCCGTGTTACCACGACATTCTTTTGAAGTTACTTTAACGTTTGATCCTTTTCTACTCATCTTTTCCCCTTATTCATAGATTCCCAAATTTTAGATGATGCGCCCATGATAGAGCTAATATCGACACCAGCGTCATCTGGGTCGCCCAGATCCACAGCGCCGGCAGCTTGTTCTTGTTGTGCAGGAGCCGGCGTGGTGCCTTCAAATAAATTAACGCCGTTATAGGCATCAGCGCCTATCGCGTCCATCAGCTTCTTTCTATTTTGGCTGTAATCTCGTTTTTTTGGAGGCATCGACCTGACTGGAATTTCAGCATGCTCTGTTATGACCGGAGCATTACCAAGCCCCTTAGCAACTTCTGACACCACATTAGACAAAAGGCCTTCTTCCAGAAGGACTTCGTGGATGCACTCTTTAACGAGTGGCTTGATTAGTTCTTTTAAATCACTCTTCTTCACTTAAAACCTCATTTAAAAGCCGGTTGATTTTGTCGGCTTTTGTGAATACATTATTGTTAAACTCTTTTGCTTCGCGCATCATAAATGCGCCGGGTGTTGATGGCTCGGAAACCATGTCAAAACAAATCAACTGAAAATCATCCTCTACGATTGTTTGACCATTGGCTTCCTTTACGGAACCCATGCCTCTAGATGATACACCCACAGTGACCCCTCCGTTAACCAATTCTTTGAGAATCTTGCCAGATGGAGTTTCGAGCACCTTAATTTTACCCATTACATTCTTACCTTCCATCCAAATCTCAGTCACCATATGTGATGCGTTCTTGAGGTTAATAACAGAATCGTCTGGATGATCTAACTCTCCAAGAGCGCGGCGTTCCTTAACAAGCTTTTGATAATTCTTAACTTCGCGAATCATTGTGTTGTGCGGGTATACTCTTCCGTTTCCATTTTGTGTTTCGGTCATCTGCATGATACCTGATAAGATCATGCCTCCATCAGCAACAAAGCGCTTTTCTTCTTCAGTAAGGAGGTCTTGGCAAACACCACCCTCACATAATGCGTAATATTCTCTAAGTAATTTCTTTGACATTGTTTTACTCCGATGTGCCGCCGGCTTGTTGACCGCTACCAGCGAGTTGTGGAAGCAAGTTTTTAAGCCTAGTGTTCGATGATTTCACAGCGCTTAGCGCCTGCTTTACCGGCTTGAGTTCATCGGCTTGAATATCCAAACCAAGCTTTTCAAGATCCTTAACCATAGCAGTAACCATGGCATCAATCTTTTTACTATAGTCAGCCATTACGACGGCGCCCTTTTTTCTTCTGGCTGCTGCTTGGATTTCACCGCCAGTGCCGGTGGCACCTGCAGCAGATAAGGCTTTACCGGCAAGACCTTGTAAACCACCGGTAGCTCTAGCCTTTAATCGCGTTAAGATGTTTTCATCTATTTCACCATTGTCAACCATAGACTGAATTTCTTCAGCGATAATTGATATTAATTCTTGTTCAGCAATATTCATAGCTAAGAACCTTTACAACAGCGTCTTACTGGCTGTAGCATCCATTTATTTGTCCATGTGTCGATGTTCATGTTTAATTCCTTCGTCTCCAAAAATCATGTTAAAAACATATGACGTTCCTGATGATAGCCAACCTAAAAGAAAAAAGTTCGCTACAGATACATCAAAACTAAATAGTTCCGTGAACGGAGAAAGTAGCATTAAAAACCATCCTACGTGGAAACCCATGCACATAGGGCAGCTAAACAATTCTCCAAGTTTTCCTTCAGTGGGCCTAATGTCGTTAAATATTTTTCCGTAAACTAGTATTTGTGTAAGGCCGTAAGCACACAAAACAAAAGCTAATAATTCCATTTTCCTCTCTAAACTGTGTAAATGTAATTGAGCGAGTAGGGGTCTCGAACAAATTGACGCCTCATTGAACCCTTCTCTGTAGACTGCGGCACTTCTCCCAACTCGGTCGAGTCTTCCTTATCTGGGTGAATAAGCTCATCGTCTTGCATAGAGATGATAGCTTCCTTATTCTCGAAGTATGGCCGTTCTTCTTCAATAAATTGTGAAATATTAATCAAAGCCAGCTTGGGTCCATTAATATCAGGGTTTGCAGATTCTTGAATTGTTGCCTCAAGCGCTCCGAAGTATGAGCCAGCTTGAATACTTTCAGGCACAAGAATACCTTTTTTGATTAGTTGGGTCATTAATCTGTTTTGCGCACCATATACCAAATCACTAAGCGTTTCTTTAGGAAAGGCAACAATCTTTTTATTTTTAGGTGACAACACAATATCAATATCACCATGGTCAAAGATCATTACATCGCCATTTAAAGATTGTCTAGCATCAATTTCAAGTCTTATCTTTTTAGAATTTGCTTTTTTACCTATTCTAATTACTACTGGCATTGTTTTCAATTTCCCCAACTAATTGCTGTACCTTCAAAATGGTTAGCAGCATGTTTTGATCAGCCTCAGTGTCTTTATAATTTTCTAATAGTTCTAAGACTTGTTCTGTTTTTTCTACCATGGATTCATCGGATACTATCTCTTCTTGGCTTCTTGACTCAAGCAACGAAGATTTTAATCTTGCAATTTCTTCATTCAAAAACATCTTTAATTCTAAAGAATTATCGACAAAAGAGCTAATGTACAAGTTAAGAAGTTGCTTTTGTTCAGTTAAAAGCTTGTTATCATATTTTGTGTTAAACTTTTCAACAAACGACTCAACAACGACGTTATCTATTTCTACTTGTTCTTCGGCTTCTTCGGTTCTTGACATGTGTTCTAGCACCAACTCTTCAAGAATGACAGAGTTTTTAGGGCTAACGTTTGTAGAAAACATCTTGTGTATGTTTGCCAAGGATTTATAATTTGGGACAAAATTGTTAAAGACCGATGGCTCTAGCTCTTTATTGACATCATTTATCAAATCAGTTTGACTCACAAACAAACCATGAGGATCAAGCACGCGGTGCGCTAATTTTGCTTCCCTCATAATTTTTTCACATGTATTCCTATCAAGCCCGCTTGTCTCGTATAAAGACTGATAGCATTGTAGGTGCTTATACAACGTTGAATCGGGTGCAAAATGTTTCTTAATTAATTTAACTACAGTATTTTTTCTATCGTGATCACCTTGTAGGATGGCCGAGGTGCCTTCTCTAATTAATACTTCAAAAACGAACGCGGTGTTCCTTTTTTTGTTATACTTAGTTTTCATCATTTTGCTCCGTATTTGTTTTTTCTTTGTCTTCTAAGCCGCTAATTAGCTGTTTTAAAGAATGGTTAACTTCAAAAAGTTTTTGTTCTTCTTTAGACTCTTTCAATGTATAAGTAGATTCGTCTTGCTCATAAATACCTTTTGTAATGCTTGGCACTACAGAAGTCGCTAGATCTGATGCCCCTTGAAATTTTGACCTAGTTGAAGATCCACGCTTTTCAGCATTGTATTGTGCGCCAATATTGCGCTGTCTCGGGCCAGATGCTCTTCGCCCATCGTTGGTGCCATCTTTTCTAAGATAAGAGCTTTTTTCATATGTGCTCAGTCTTTTGGTGTCTCTAGAGCCGGGTGGGACAGCAAGCAATGGTGAATCATCTCCACCACCAGCATCAGCATCACCTGCCGGCATTTCTTCAGCGCCAGCATCTAACCCTGTATCACCAAGATCACCACCCAAATCATCACCCAAGTCTCCACCTAAATCGCCGCCGGCGTCACCACCAAGGGCGCCAGCTGTTTCACCTGCTGCTGCAGCTTCTGCGACCTGTTGAAGCGAAGCATCGTACTTGCGGTCATAGTAAATCTCTCTCTGGTTTCTGACAAACTCTTCGTTCGACATACCAAAAATATGCTCGGTGACCCAGCGTCGAGAAAAGTAGCCTTCGGTAGCTGATGCGGCAATGTCAAACTTAGCTTTCCAGAATTCAATCTCTTGCATCTCAGCAATCTTGGATGGGTTGTTGAGAGCAAGCTTGAAGTTAATCAAATCGTCGCCGCGAAACCCAAGTGTGTAAAGATGGATAATACCGATCTTTTCAAGTTCATGAATGATAACACGCTGCAATCTTTGGATTGTTCTCGCGAAACGAATGTCTTTTTGAGCAAGTGTGGTCTTGTCTTCTGCCGCACCCTCGCCCATGGATAAGTATGGCTGTGGGATCTTAAGTGCTGCAAACAACTTATCACGAAGATATTTAACATCCTCGACTGCAGCGGTGTTTTGACCACCAGCAAGGTTTGTAACATCAGTAGCAGAGCCCGGACGCACCGGGATGAAGTAATCTTCTTCGATACTCATTGGGTTATAGCGCAAATCAACTCGGCCAGTCTTTTGATCAACAACCGAGTGTCGTTTAAGGTTGCTAACAATCTTTTCCATATATTGCTCAATGTCGTTTGGTGGAATACCGCCAACATCAATCTTAAACAATCTTCTTTCGGATGAACGAATGACCCGGTAAGCCATCATTGCATCTTCAACAAGTGTAAGCTGCCTAAAAATACGACGAGCAGGATCCAGAATAGATGTACCATATGGGGAGTGCTTGTCGTTACCAAGCACTCTAAAGTGCGCTACTTGCCAGTTTTCAAAGGTCATACCGGCAGAGTTCCACTGATATTGGATGTAGTTTGGGTTAGTGGAGTCTTGTCCCTCCAGTCTCTCAACTTCGGTGATCGGGAGTGTGATAACTGATTGAACTCCAAACTTGTCGTCCATGTCTAAGTACAAGAAAAAATCACCATACTTACACATCGTGCGGGCCCAACCGAAAAGGTTATACTCTACGTTCAACACCTTAGTATAAAGATTGTGCAACACAGCTTTAATTTCTTCGTTTGAGCACTTTACATTTAGCATTGGTCGCAGATCAGAATAAGTGGTCATTTCATCGGCATATATATCTAAAGCAGATGCAATTTCAGGCATGTATTCCATTTGATCAAAGTCAATGTAACGCTCGACACGACGCTGGTTTTGCATAGCATTAAGAGCAAGATTGTCAAGTGGGCTATATTGAGACTTCTTAAACTGCTGTCCTGACGCAGTCCTGAATCTGGATGAGAATTTATCTAAGTGCTGGCGACGAATTTTAGTTCCGGTTTGGGAACGATAATTTACAATCGGACCAGAGAACAATCTAGTCAGGGCCTTAAACAAATCGTTTTGCTGATTTAACGGGTTTCTACTATTGTTATAATTTTTCTTATCATCTGCCATTTATAATCTCACTTTACAATCCATTTAAATTGGTCATATATGTTTTTTGCTTCATTCATTTTATCAAATAATTCGTCTTTTTTGTACCCTTGTTGTCCTTTAATTTGTGTATTCATAGTTGTGTTTGACTTGTACACCGCGTTTAGGAATGCTTTTTTGTAATTAAGCTCTCTTGCGTTATGCTGTATCGCAGTGTCTCTAACCCAGCAGGCGATTGCTAACGCCATAATCAAATCATCATGGTATCCTTTCATTGCTTGGGGTTTGCCGTTCCTCCAAATAAA